GATTTGTACTGAGGCCAGTAAATGAATTCTGTAAAGAGGTGGGAGTTATTCTTAACTGTATGTTAGAGATTGATAACTCAAGCAAGCAGAGGATTTGCTCTCTAGATGTGATTAATGAGCATGGTTTTCGTGACTATAATCTAGAAAAGCTTTGGAAAACCTCTCATAGACAAAATAAGCTTACATGCGAAGAGTGTGGATTGCCCGTAATCCTTAAGGCTGGAAGCGAGAAAACCCCTCACTTTGCACACAAAAGTGGCTTGAATGAGCGAGAGTGTTACTATACTCATATTGAACATGAAACAGAAGAACATAGGAGAGCAAAACTGGAAATAAGAAATTGGATCAAGAATCAGTTCCCGGCAGCTGATGTGCAATTGGGTAAGAAATTAACCAACGGCCGAAGGCCAGATGTTTTGGTGATTTTAAATGGGCGGCAATTGATTATTGAATATGTTCGGGATATTAATCTTGAGTGGACAAATAAAAACAAGGACTATAAAAATCTCGGTATCCCGGCAATTTGGCTTTTAAGTAATGGGCTTATTGATAACTTTCTGAACAGAGGAATTTTTGGTTATAACACCAATGAGGTAAAATTCGGGCTTGAAACTGTAGCTAGGGAAACTGATGACATACTGAGATTCTTAGATGTATGGACAGGAACGGTCACTTTTATGAAGGCAATTCGAGAACTTGATGATAAAAATCAAGTAAAAAATCAGCGTTATTTTAGTAAAGAGTACCCATTGGATATACTTAAAGTGAAATCGGGCACAGTGAATGGGCAAGACTTTATGACATTATACGAAACCGAAAAAAATGAATGCCTAAGCAATTGGGCGAGGGAAGAAGCAGAGCGAAAAGAGGCTGAGAAGAGAGAGACTGAGCGAAAAGCTGAACTAGAACGCTTACGTAAAAAACCGTTGAGATACGATTACCATCCTATTAGGTCCGGTGTAAGCTCATCAAATCGTTATTCGGTATCAGCCGATCGACCGGCTATTTCTCATGATTTATTACAAAAAAATGAACCTCAAAAACCTTTGAATGATTGGGTGTCTGTAGCTAATAAGGGTGGATTAGAAAAATGCATAGAAATTCTAAATCAATGTAAGGAGTCGCCTAAACTCAGAAACCTGAGTAAATTAGAACGTGAAAATCAAGAGTTAGTGATCAAAGCTTGTGATAAACTTATTATGGATTACGGTGTAAAACTTCTTGAGCAGTGTGACATTTTGGGGCGTCTGATTATTCGTGTCGGGAATCTTGCCAATCGGTTATTGGAGTAGTTAGCGAATAGTTGATAGGTTCCTTCGCTTCAATAGAGAATCTTTTTTCATTAACCATTGTCTTCCCCAAAAAAAGATGCTTTGCAGCATCCTGTTACATTGAATTTTAATGGTCTGCCAAGCACCATCATCTATAGCGGACAGATTCTTAAATCTAAAACTAAATATCGTTACAAGAATGAAAGCCTGCAAAGGTTCCTTAATTGGAATTTTGTAGGCATTTTTTTCGTTCAATTGGCTGATTTCTGTCCTGGGACTGTTAGAGGGTATTGATTGATATGTTCCCTCGGAAAGAGGTCGAGACAATGCAAGTAACAAAGTTAGAAGACGCTGCTTCCATTAAATATGAGGCTGAGAGGCCTACTGAGGCAGCGATTAAGAATGAGCATGATTACCTGGTGGCCGAGAGCTTTACAAAGAAGCTCTTAGAAAAGGGCATCATTTCTCAGGTTGAATTCAACAAAATCATGGCGAAAAACCGCGAAACTTTCTCTCCGTTTTTAGCAGAGATCATGGCCTAAATAACTTGATAAATAAGGCTTTTAGAGTGATGTATAGTACAGCGAGAAAGGAGGTTGAGACAATGAAACGGATAACAAAAATTGAAACAAACGAAAAACTGCAGAAGACGCCTAAAAAACTTCGTGTCGCAGCATACGCTCGTGTTTCAACGGATAGCCATGAACAGCTCGTCAGCCTCGAAACACAGAAAATTCACTACGAAGCCTACATTAAAAGTAATCCAAATTGGGAGTATGTTGGCCTTTACTACGATGAAGGCATTTCCGGAACAAAAATGGCAAAGCGTGATGGGCTTCTAAGGATGCTTTCCGATTGCGAGAAGGGCTTGGTTGACTTCATCATCATTAAATCCATTAGCCGTTTCGCAAGAAATACGACAGAGTGTCTTGAGGCGGTTAGGAAGCTTATAAAGCTTAAGGTATTTATTTATTTTGAGAAGGAAAACATCAACACCGGTGACATGGAAAGCGAGCTACTGCTCACGATTTTTAGCAGCCTTGCAGAGAGTGAATCAGTTTCCATATCTGAAAATGAGACCTGGGCTATCCAAAAAAGGTTCCAGAACGGGACCTTCAAAATAGGCTATCCACCTTACGGTTACAAAAATATTGATGGAGAGATGGTCATTGATGAGAAAGAAGCTGAGGTGGTAAAGTTCATTTTCGCAGAGTGCCTTTCTGGCAAGGGCGGCTATACGATTGCAAGGTTACTTCGAGAAAGAAATATTCCCTCTAAACGTGGAGGTAGTTGGAGCCCTACAGTAGTTAAAGAAGTCCTGAAGAATGAAAAATACACTGGAGACGTTCTTTTCCAGAAGACCTTTACCGATTCCAAGTTCGAAAGGCATTCCAACAAGGGCGAGAAGCCACAATACTACGCAAGCGATCACCATGAGGCGATTATATGCAAAACGGATTTTGAGGCTGCTCAAAAGATTATTGCTCAGCATGCCAGGGAGAAGAATATCGCAGCAGATGATGAGAAGTACTTAAGCCGCTATCCATTCTCCGGAAAGATTTTATGCGCAGAGTGCGGTGCTACCTGGAAGAGAAGAACCCACACCTCTTGCAAAGTGAAGTATTACGCTTACACCTGCAATACCCATTTGAAAGATAAAAGCAAATGCGGACAGCAGTTTATAAGGGAGGCTGCTTTGAAGGTCGCCTTTGTTAACATGATGAACAAGCTGGTCTTTAGTAAGAAGGTAGTATTGCGGCCGCTTCTTAACAGCCTGAAGAATATTGACCAGGCTGACGTCCTTACAAGAATAAATGAGCTTGAGGCAGCCTTGGAAAAGAACTATGACCGCAGGCAGACGCTTACAAACCTTCTGTCAAAGCAATACATTGAGCCTGCTCTTTATGCCAAGCAGAGCAATGAGCTTTTAGCTAAAGCTGAGGAACTGAGAAATGAAAAGGCAGCCTTGTACCGCTCAGTTAATGGCGAACTTGAAAATGCAGAAGCGGTCAGCAGGCTTCTTAAGTATGTAAACAGCATTGATGGCTTTACAGAATTTGATGCAGTAGCCTTCGAAGCTCATGTTGATCACATCATTGTTTACAGCAGAAATGAAATAGGCTTCGCGCTTAAATGCGGGTTAACTCTTAAGGAAAGGTTGTGAGAAGATGAGCCATACTCCATACGGATACAGAATTGAAAACGGTAAAGCTGTCATTGATGACGAAAAAGCTGCTCAGGTTAGAAAGCTCTATAAGGGATACCTTTCCGGACTTGCCTACGTGTCAGCAGCAGAAGACGCCGGGCTTACACTTTACCATGCAAGTGCGAAGAAGATGATGCAAAACAAGCATTACCTCGGAGACGACTATTACCCGGCGATCATTGATCAGGAGACTTTCGATAGAGCAGAAGCAGAACGCATCAAACGCCAGAGAAGGCTTGGTAGAGTATTTGCGGATAAGCCGGTAGAGGAATGCAAGCCAGCTATATTCCGGCAAAGAAAACCATCGGGACACAGAAAGCAACCGACAAAAAGCAGAAAACAAGAGTCGCAGCGTACTGCCGAGTCAGTACTGACAGCGATGAACAGGAAACGAGCTACGAAGCCCAGATCCAGCATTATACCTCATACATTGAAAGTAATCCGGATTGGGTACTGGCCGGAATTTATGCTGATGATGGCATCTCTGGAATGAATGCGAAGAAGCGCGATGAGTTTCAGCGCATGATAAACGACTGCCATGATGGCAAAATCGATATGGTGATTACCAAGTCCATCAGCCGATTTGCGAGGAATACGGTTGATTGCTTGAATTACACCAGAGCCCTTAAAAACAAGAACATCGGTGTTTATTTTGAAAAGGAAAATATCAATACGCTTGATGCAAAGGGTGAGGTGCTTATGACAATTATGGCCTCCCTTGCGCAGCAGGAAAGCGAATCCTTATCGGCTAATGTCCGTCTGGGCTTACAGTTCCGCTACCAGCAAGGAAAGGTGCAGATTAATCACAACTGGTTCTTAGGCTACACAAAGGATGATAAAGGACACCTCATCATTGACCCAGAGCAAGCCGAGGTAGTAAAACGCATCTATCGTGAGTACCTCGAAGGTAGGAGCTTTTTGCAAATAAAAAGGTCACTTGAAGCAGATAGAATTCGTAACGGTGCCGGTCATGCAAAATGGAATGAAAGCAATATCAAGCAAATACTTACCAATGAGAAGTACATCGGTGATGCATTGCTGCAGAAGACTTATACGGTGGATATTCTCGAAAAGAAGCGAGAAGCCAATATAGGCCAGGTTCCAAAGTATTATGTTGAAGATAGCCACGAGGCCATTATTCCAAAGAATATCTTCTTAAAGGTGCAGGAAGAAATCGCAAGACGCGCAAACCTTACTAAAGGCACTACACAGCACAAACGAATCTACAGTGGCCGCTACGCTTTATCAGGGATGGTGTTCTGCGCACATTGTGGAGATATCTACCGCAGAATCAAATGGAATAATCGGGGCTGCAAGTCTACGGTTTGGCGCTGTGTTAGCAGAGTTGAAAAGGACGGTCCTGACTGCTCAGCAAGAACAGTTCATGAGGAACTTCTTCACGAAGTGGTGGTAAAGGCAATAAACGAAGCCTTCCGTGAAAAGGAAGATATCCTGCCGCTTTTAAGAGGAAACATTGAAAGCAGTCTGGAAGAGAATGCTGCTGATCGTATTGCAGCGGTTGATGAGCAGATAAAAGCACTCCAGCAGGAGCTTCTAGCAACAGCCGATATGAAGAACTCCGGTGATGAACTTGGTATGGAGATTAGAAGGCTACGCGATGAGAAGCAGGCCATTCAGACCGAGGAAGCTTCCCGTCAGGACTTAAAGGCACGAATTGATGAGATGATGGATTTCCTTAATGGCTTACCTTGCGATCTTACCGAGTACGATGAGCAGTATGTAAGAAGGCTGATTGAAAGGATCACGGTCTACGATGACCATTTCATAGTTGAGTATAAATCTGGCATCGAAGTTAAAATTTAAGGATAATCTAAAATGCATAACCCTGTGGTCTTGAAGATCGTGGGGCTTTTTCTATTTGTAAATAGTAAAATAATACTACATTTAATACC